CCTGCAACTGATTTATTTGCTCCAGGCGTATTATCTGTTTGAACATAGTTTGCCATTCGAAAGGTTGACAAAGTTGCTACAGTAATTGATTGACTTGCCGGGAAATTAGGTGGGCTTGGTGGAACTAGTTTTCCTAGTACCACATTTAATTGGGCTATTGCATTAGACACAGATGATGAAGTTGTTAAAGTTACAGCGTTGCTTATTAAATTACCTTGAGTTGGACTACCCAATTCTATTGCTGTTGCACCGCCTGCTGTATTTGGTATTGTTACTAAACCAGTAGTATTAAATGTACCGTTAATATTTGCACCAGTACCTGTAACAGTTACTATATTTGCATTACCTACTGCTGAAATAGTAACATTACCATTGGCTGAAGGAATATTTACATTACTGTTACCATTAGCAATTTGAGAAAGATTTAATCCAACTACGTTTGCGGCAGCTATGTTTGATAGGCCTCCACCGTCACCGTAATATAATCCGGTTGTTAGAATAACATTACCGTTAACAGTTAAGTTACTAGTATCTTTATTAAATGTAAGATTTGTATTTCCACCAAATGATCCATTATTATTAAATTGAAGCTGTGTGTTTGCACCACCGGGTAATTCTAAATCCCAAGGTGTTCCGTTTGCATATAGTAGATTATCAGTTCGTAAGTTACCTACGTTTGCAGTATTAGATACGGTTAACCAAGTATCTATTAATACATTGCCACTAAAGTTTGCAGTATTTCCTGTTAGGTGTAGATTTACCGTTGCATTATTAACTGTTAGATTTGCATTTGCAGATATATTAGACGCAATAACATTGCCAGAAACATCAATATCAACTGTTGTTATTTTGTTATTTGAATTTACATTATTAGCTAATACGTTGCCAGTTAAGTTTATACTTGTACCAGTGGCTGCTCCAATATTAGGAGTAGTTAGTTGTGCATTTGCTTTAACTACTACATTACCACCTGCAATTTCAGTAGTAGTGTTATCAACATTTACAGAAAATACAGTACCGGTTAATGTTAAACCTAGTCCTGCTTGATATGTCCCTGCACCTGAAAATTGTACAAAATCAATTGGGTCAGTACCGATAGTAGTTACAGTAGATACTTGTACCCAACCTGTATTATCATACTCTGTACCACCTGTAACAAAAGTAAAGTCACCTGCTTCTACTTCAGGTACGCTATTAAAATCAACAGCACGTGTAATTACTGTTGCATTTGACCAAACATAGATACCATTATGTGCGGCATTTGCTTCGTTTTTAACTAGAATACGTGTACCAATAGTTTGTACATTTACTCCATCAATTAAGTTAAATGATCCAGTAGTTACTAAGTTTGCTCCAACTCCACTAGCACCATTATTATATGTAACGACACCAGCAGTAATTATAGCTAATGTATTTGGTGTGGCTGCTTGACATGAATCATGTATGTTTAGACCTTGAGCAACATCATCTACATATTGTTTTGTTGCGGCATCACTAGCTGAATTTGGTGTACCTAGATTTTGAATTCTAAAGTTACCAACATCAACTTGTCCTGAACCAGACGGACGTAATTCAATGTAATTATTGCCGGTTGCCGCATATACTGTTAAATTACCACCTTGAGATGTTAATGTATTTGAATATAGTGCACCAAATGTTCCGTTGCCGTTAGCTGATAAGTATCCAGTAATATTTGCACCAACATTACTTAACGTATAAACATTTGATATTCCGGTAACAGATACTGTTACATTACCGTTTGGTGCTATTCTAACATTGCTGTTTCCATTAAATAACTCATCAGTACGGATGTAATTAGCTGTAGCTAGATTACCTAAATTAGCATTTAATGAAGTTAAGTTACCACTAAAATTAGCAATATTACCAGTTAGTACATCAGCAATGTTAACATGATTAGCTGTAGCTAGATTGCCTAAATTAGCATTTAATGAAGTTAGATTACCAGTGAAATTAGCAATGTTACCACTTAATATGTTAGCGATGTTAACATAATTAGCTGTGGCTAAGTTGCCTAAATTAGCATTTAATGAAGTTAGATTACCAGTGAAATTAGCAATGTTACCACTTAATATGTTAGCGATGTTAACATAATTAGCTGTGGCTAAGTTGCCTAAATTAGCATTTAATGAAGTTAGATTACCAGTGAAATTAGCAATGTTACCACTTAATATGTTAGCGATGTTAACATAATTAGCTGTGGCTAAGTTGCCTAAATTAGCATTACCTGAAGTTAAATTAGCAGTAATATTTGCTGTATTAGCATATACTCCGTTAGATGTAACTAAATTACCACCGGTTACATTACCATTAGCAGTTACTGTTCCTGCAGTAACTATATTACCTGTTACATTTGCATTAGAATTAACAAGTAAACCATTACTAGAAATAGTAACAATGTTACTTGTACCATTTACATTAAAATTAATCTCTGAATTTGGTTGTACGACAATACTGCTATTTCCATTTACAATAGATGCAGTATTAGAAATACCTGTACCTATAACAGTATATGAGCCACCTAATGGATTAGTTAATGTAATTCCATTAGCGTCTGATGTAATAGTAGAACCATTTAAGTCAATGGTATTACCAGATATATATAAGTCTTTCCAACGTTGGGTAGGACTACCTAAATTATATGTTACATTAGCATTAGGTAATATATTACCTGCAACAGTTAGTCCAGTTAATGTACCAACTGATGTAATATTTGGTTGTGCATTGGTTGTTACAGTACCGGCTATATTAGCAACATTAGAACTTAGTGCATATGTTGCGTTAGCTACGGTACCGGATACATTAGAACCTGCTACTGCATTTGCAGTTGTAGCAAAATTTGCTAAATTAACTGTACCTACAATATTACTTGCATTAACACTAAATGCTTCTCCTGCAAAGTTTGCATAATTGGCATTTAAATTACCAGCTTCTCCTGCAAAGGTACCGTCACCACGTAAAACATTAGAAACGTTACCATCTAAATTAACAGTAGCAATGTTACCTATACCTGATACATTTGCTACTGCTACACTATTAGCTACATTTGCAAAAGATACTGCTCCGGTTACATTAGCACCGGCTACATTATTTGCTACATTTGCAAATGGTACTTCACCCGATACGTTAGCGCCGGCTACACTATTAGCTACATTTGCAAAAGATACTGCTCCGGTTACATTAGCACCTGCTACTGCATTTGCGGTTGTAGCAAAAGTTACTGCTCCTGACACATTGGCGCCGGCTACATTATTTGCAACATTAGCAAATGCAACTTCACCGCTTACATTGGCACCTGCTACTGCATTTGCGGTTGTAGCGAAAGCTACTGCTCCGGTTACATTAGCACCAGTAAGACTTGATAATCCTGCACCATTTGCACTAATATTTGTTACTGCTAGTGTATTAGTAGTATTATCAAATGTAAAATTTGCACTTGAACCAAATGCATTATTATTGTTAAATTGAACTTGAGTGTTATTACCGGCTGCATTAGTTGTAAATTGATACGGATCACCGTTAGCATATAATAATTGATTTGTTTTAACTGCATTAGCAGTAACATTACCTGAAACTTCTAAACTAACTAATGTACCAACACTGGTAATATTTGGTTGTGCGCTTGCAGTTACTGTGCCTGCAGTATTTGCAAAGTTTGCGTTTGATGCATTTCCACTAAAATTGCCTACAAAATTTGTAGCTGTAATATTGCCTGCAACAGTTAAACCAGTACTACTAATTGTTACAACATTAGCTACACCATTAACGCCTGCAGTAATGTTTCCGTTACTTGTAGCAATATTAACATTACTATTACCATTACTAATGGCTGCACCTGATCCAGGCGGTGACCATTGCAATATACCATTTCCATCTGTTGATAGTAAATATCCAGCAATACCACCCGTAATAGTAACATTAGAAACTGGTCCTAAATTACTTAATCCAGTAACAGTTATACTTGGAACGGTAACTAAATTAGTTACACTATTAAATGTTAAATTACTACTACCGGCAAATACTCCGTTGCCGTTGTATTGTATACTATTATTAGGATTTGCTGGATTTCCACCAGCATTAAACGGTTGTCCATTGGCATAATAGTAATTTGCGGCATATATATTGGCTACGGATACATTACCGGTAGTGTTTAATACGTTGGTAACTACATTACCGTTGGCATCAACTACAGGTACAGGCGGAATACCTACTGAATATCCACCTAACGAATTGAAATCTTCTGCTGCCATCAAGTATCCTGAATAATTATTATAATATATTTATCTTTTTTTGATGGTTAACTTGTATGAAAAAAGCACTTAGGAGATCTTTTTTCTAAATACAATATGCTTACTAGACAATCACCAAGACCTTTATGTGAACATTGTAAAATGACATTAGCAAAAAGTAATGGCAAAAGTAAACATGGTTTTACTAAATGGCACAAGTACTGTGTTGAATGTAGCAAAGCCGCATATAACCCAAAACACGGTTATCTATTACATAAGAAAAACAAATGTGAAAAATGTAACTTTTTACCAGAAGATAAATGTCAACTTGATATTGTATATAAAGATGGTAATAAGAAAAATAAAGAAAAATCTAATATAAAAACACTATGTGCCAATTGCAATAGAGTGTATCAAAAGAAATTAAAAGAGAAACGCAAGAGTATATTAGATATTACAGTTGATACTGATTATACTCTATAGCCAACAAAAAAGCACTACGAATAGTGCTTGATTGTAACTTCCCATCCCAAGGGTTGATTTTTAATCTCTATCGTCACTAACACCTACATAGTATAATAACGTTAAACCATATATTATACACATTAATGGCAATCCATAATTAATAAGCATTGCAGGTAAACGCTCATCAGCTAACATACTATTAACCATGGTAGGATCATTTACAGGTGTTGCCATGATATGTGCCATAGTATCGTATATTTTATTTAATATTAAGTAAGCACTACCACCTAATACACCTAAACCACCGGCTAGTGTTTTACCCATATTGTTTCCAAATCCTTCAGAAATACCTGAACTAGCATCTGCTTTGGCTAGTGCTTCAGTTTTCTTTTTAGCTTCTTCAGCACTTTTACTAGTTTTCAAAATGTTAATTAATTCATTTTTTCTACTCTGTGCTTGTTTATATGCTTGTTGTGCTTTAGGAGATGATGCTAAAAACTTATCTAATAAGCCTGATACTTTTGATTGTAACCATTCACCTATACCTTCATCAAGCTGTTGCTGTTCACTTGCTTCATTGATGAGGTCTATGTAATTTCTAAATAAGTCCGTACTCATAATAATTCCTTTAATATATTTATGCTATCTTACGCTTTTTGCCACCAAGTTGCCAACCATCATCTAAGTAACACTGTAGTGTATCTTTCTTTACTTTCTTTTCTATATTATCTTTATTGATACTTATGTTACCAAGTACAGCGTTGGCTACATTAGCTCCATGTGTCTTTACTTTTGCTACACCTTTTTGTGTGACAGAACGCTTTAGTTTTTCTTCTTCACTCATAGGACCTTTGAGTTTACCTTTAAGTGCTAGACTCTGTTTTTGTTTTGTTTCTTCGCTTGCTATATAACCTGCTCTACTCTCTTTCCACTTAGCAATAGTTTCTTCTGACTTAGGTGCTCTTTGTAATGCCGCTTGTCTATTCTTTTCTTTATGTTCTTCAGTCTGCGGTACACCTTTGTTCCAGGCTTTACGACCCTTCATTCTTTTACTATGGTTCTCTGCGTGTTCTATTCTATACTTCTCATATACTCTTGCGGTAATTTTTGTATGATATCTTTGTTGGTATCTATTCTCTGCTTTCATTCCATTGAGTGCATATAACATCTTACTTCTATCTTCACCCTCTGTCATTTTAATCAACAACCAATGGCATATAAAGTGTTCTCTTGCTGTTAGATGTACTAGATTTTCTTTATTATTACTGCCGCCCATTGATTGCGGGATGATATGATGTAGTTCAGTATAGCCCTCAGTAATGCGTTGCTTCGCATTAGAAGTTATTTTGTAATAGAGTTTGGTATATTTGTTTTCAATCATAATAGTATTTAGTCCAATACTTAACATTTCACTATTATATCATAAAAAAGAGTGCCGAAGCACTCTTTTGATTGGTGATTGTCCCTAAAGACAATCGGATGTACCCAATTTCACTGAAAAGTTAAATTTTGTACGGCAATTTCACCAACATAGTCAGCGGCATTACCAAACGAACTCGCAGTATTCGTGAGTTCTATGTATCCGTACCTTGTCATAAATGATACGACTGGTTCGAATGTTGATGGATCCAATACAACTCCACTGCTCATCAATGGAATGTATGGGCAATAGAATGCGGCTGCATCAGTTTCGCTAGAACCTTTATAACCAACTAATACTGGAATAGTATCAGCGGCATAACTGTCAACGAACACACGCATAGCGCCGTTCAATGTACCAACAAACTTAGTGTTAGTTGGAGCTTCGAATGTACCTTCTGTTGTACGAGCAAAAGCACTAGTAGTTGCAGATTGCAATACTGTTAATGCCGCGCTAGAAACAACAGCCCAGTTACCTGCGCCACGACGTGTACGTTGGGCGATTAAGTTAGCAACACGGTTGATAAGAACAGCTAAGGCAGCGTGTTCGTCACCAACGTAAGTAGCTGTACCTGATACAGTAGCTTGGTTGAATGTAAACTCAGTAGATGCTAATGTACGTAATGACAATAGAATCTCTTGGTCAATCTCAGCAGTAATCTCTTGTGCAAGAGCTGCCATGATTTCTGCTTCTACGTCGATACCATGTTGAGACTGAGCATCTTGTGCTGCCTCAAATGTCCAACGTGCTTGCAATTTACGTGACTTAGCTTCAACAGCTTGACGTAGAATCTGAACACTGATTTGCTTACCACCGTTGCCTTCTAGGGCAGCAGTATCGTTAGCAGTATAGAAGCTAGATGTTGAATCAGCACTTGGTGTGCGTGAATATGCTTGAGCAATCAAGAATGGACTTAGTGCTTCTTGGCCAGCTGTTACGCTAGTTGCGGCAGTACTATTGTCTGTTAATGATTGAGCATAACGAACACGTAGAGTGTGAATCTGACCAACTGGTCCTGTCATTGGCTGAACGCCTACCAATTCGTTAGCGATAACGGTTGGCATGACACGACGGATAACTGGAAGAATCACACGGTTTAGTGTAGCGATATTACCAGCTGTAGTTGTACCGGCTGAAGATTCAGCTAGTAACTGTTTTTTGGTGTTTTCTAAAATAACACCCATTGTTGAACGGCGAGTTCCTTTTAAGCCTTCTAACAGAGCTTCTTTGGTCTCGTCCCAACGGCTTTCTAAGAGTACTTTTGACATTTTATATTTCTCCTAAATGATGTCTTTTTTTAAAGCCCTGCCAGACGCTTGATATCGATAACGTTATCACGTTGTTCCATATCAACTTCTTGTTTGGCAGCTTTATCCCCAGTTGCTTCTACGATAACTGATTCTGTTAATTTAGCTTTTTGAGCTGGTTTAACATTACCGTTATTTAGAACTGCTGGAAGATACTTATCGAAAGCGGCTTGTAGACGTGGTGTCTGGACGCTTTCTAGTAAGTTCTGCATTACTAATGCCTTTTCTTCGTTCAATGTAGCAAGTAACTCGCCCATTGTTTTTTCACGTAGATTAGACTCTTTAATAATACGAACTTCACGTTCCTTTGATTCAATCAACTTCTTAGCGTTGCCGATTGTATTGATGGATTCGGCTAGTTTTTTATCTTTTTCTTCTAGCTGTGTCATTAGTTTGCGAGTTTCTGCTTTCTCACTTAAGTGAGTGACGCTGAATTCACTTGCAAAGCTTTCAAAGATACGACGACCAAAACTATTCTCCCGAGCAATTTTGATATCTTCTTTCAATTGACCTAATTCACCTTTGAGTTGGTTAGCGACAACCGTAGTCAATCTCTTAGCAGATTCAGCAACAAAACGTGCCTTTAATGCTTCAAGTTGTATACGACCTTCAGCAACTAACTTAACCTTTGCTTCAACTACAGCTTGTTTGTCTTGTGTGAATTCTTTAATTTCACGTGCTAAAGCATGAACAATAAATTGTTCTAACTTTTCTTGACTTTCCATTTGTAGTTTACGCTCACTACGTAGTTCTTTGATTTCTTCGGCTAGTTTAGTAACCATAAAATCATTGAATTTTGTAGCTGATTCACGCAATTTTTGTTGCGCTATCACACGGTCTTCATTCATTGCTTGACGTTCAGTTTGAAATTCTTCAATCTCATGCTGTAGTCCTTCACTGACCATTTTATCAAGGGCTTCTACCATCACGTATCTGTCATGTTCATAACGTTGTGCGAATTCTTCACGCAATTCTGCACGTACTTGCTCACGAGCCTCATTCAACTTAGATTCCCATGCCTCGTTTATAGCGACACCTGTTTCTTCGTTGATTAATCCACTCTCAAGTAATGGTTTGATAGCATCTAACATGCTTAATCCCCTTTGTTAATTTTGAGATCCTTGATAAGACGAACCACTTCGTCTTTCAGGTATCTCTGTACCTTCTTGTCGCCTTGTGCCTCTTTTGCTAGATCCAACAACTTATGACCATGACGCATATTCATCATGCCTTCATAGATTGCTTTAGGATAAGCATTGGGTGCACTAGGTTGTGCGACAATATCCACAGTGACTATTTCAAAGTCACTAACTTTGCCGTCCAAGTCATTCACGTTACCGCTACCACGACTTGAAACGCCGAGTTTCACACCACTCTCCAACATAGTAGACACTAACTGTCCCATTGGAGTTGGTAAAATCTTTAACTTTCCGAAACCATTAGCACCATCCATCCACATGCTTGTAATCATATGTGATACACGGTCTAAGTTAATCTTTAAGTCATCTGGGTGATCTACTTCACCTAATACTGAATAGCCTTCAACAATTTGTCTGTTAAGAGTTTCAACGGCACTTTCAATTTCAGAAACGGGGTAGACACGCTCATTAGCGTTCTTTACCCCACCCTGAATGAAGATACCCTTCATATAAAGGCTCTTCAAAGCACCTTCACCTGTGCTTTCGACCACCATACTAGCACGGTCGAAAGTCAGATGCTCTTTAAGATACAAAGCCATTGCTCTCAAATTCCTTAAATGCGTCTTTTAGCAGTAGTTCTACGTGACTCTGCTACTGGGCTACGAACTTTACCTGCTTCGTCTTTAGTGACTGGCTTAGGTGCGGCTGTTAAGTCTGCATTATTTTGTGCTGGACTATTCTTAAATGATCCTGCACCTTTAACACTTGTTTCACCTTTTGCATATGCATTACTTGGGCCTTTTGGGCCTGTTGGAACTGATTCACTAGCACCACTGAACTTAACTGGTCTACTGTCCATTCCAGCTTGACCGCTATTAGCGTCTACTGTACTTTTGTTTTGAACACCATTGTCACCGTGAGTTACAGAAACTTTCTTTAGTGTGATAGCTTCCATCATAGGATCTTCTTCGCTATCCATGTCATCACCTGCCATGTCATCCATGCCGTCCATGTCGTCACCATCCATGTCACCCATATCGTCATCACCGCCCATGATTTCTTCAAACTCAGCCATTAGCTGGTCTAATTTATCTTCTAGGTCAACAACACGGTCTTCTAAACCTTCTTCGCCACCTTCTTCATCGTCCATATCAATGTCAATAGTTTCTTCACCGTCGTCATCCATGTCATCAATGTCAAATTCTTCATCTTCATCTTCTGACATACCAGATTCTTCGCTACCAATTTCGTCTAGCAAATCTTCTACTGGACCAGAAGGCTGATTCATCATGTCATCTTCGTCCATCATTGATTCATAGATTTCGCGGCTTTTCTCAACTACGATATCGTGAAATAATGCACGGGCTTGTTCTTCGTTCTCATTGATAATCAAATCAATCAGTTGTTCAAATTTTTTATTATCCATTGAATGTCTCCTATATAAATGGCTTTGTAGAATTATTTAGTGCGTATATGGCAAAACAGCACAATAAGTGCTGTTTTTTTGCGTTTTTACCTAGAATAAGGCTTTTTTATAAGTTTATTAACTTATAGTTGTGGTTGATCAGGTTTTGGCTGACTATACTGTGCGTTAATCTTTTTAAGATAACTAGCCTTTTCATAATTTCTAACATCATTCATCTTACGTAATTTACGAATCTGACGTAATGTTAATTTAGTTTTACGGCTTTCTTTCCACTTTGGCTTACTGTTATCAGACTCTACATCTTGGTAACCTTCTATAGCGGGAGTAAACATCTCAAAAAGTTTCATATTATTTATTTATCTTAAATCTGTCCGGGCGCACCGCCAGGTGCATTGCCTGCCATAGCACCGGCATCATTGCCAACTGGGCCGGCTACTTCCATACCGTCTAATCCACCTTCTGGGGGAGGAGCATTCATATCTTCACCTGTTTGTGTATCAGATTCAATATCACCCACTGATACACCAATACTGCGTAAATCATTACCTTGTGGTTCAATCTCAATCTCTTTATCATTTTCTTCACGCCACATTTTTTCGTTTTTACTGATTTCTTCTTCGGATAAGCCCAAGAATCGTTCTAACGCAAAACGTTTACTTATGTATGGATATTGTTCAATAGCACTGAATGAAGTAATACGTGCTGTATCTAATTCACTTTGACGATAGGCTGCAAAGTTTTGTGGTGGATTAAACTGTAATTGAAATAGACCACTATCAATATTCAATCCTCTCCAACGTAAGAATAATTTAAATTCTTCATCTAGCTTTTGACTGATATATTTTTGTAAACGTTCGCAATATTGATTGAAACGGAACTCTTGAATCATAGCTGTACCAACACGTCCATCATTCATTGGAGTAGGATTGTCATCTG